CCTGATATTCCCGGACAGCTTAAGCGGAAAATGGGCGGCGACGGCATACCTCGAGACGTATCAGAGCTTGATCCGTAAACCCGTACAGATAAGCGTCAACATCCGCCTGCACGAGATAGACCTCGCAACGCTAAACACCACGCGCCCGGTCTACCTCGGACAATACGGCCGCTACTACGCGATCCTGAAGATTCAGACATCAAAGACAGACCTCTGCAAAGTTGAACTTTTACAATTACCGTAATATGGCAGACAATACAACCACCAAGGTCCTCGAGGTAGTCGTGGACAACAACAAAGCCGTCACAGCGATATCGCAGTACAACCGCCTGATTGACGAACAGAAGGCAAAGCAGATGCAGCTGGCGAGGGCATACCAGGAAGGCAAGATCTCGCAAAGCGACTACTACAAAGCAATGGCGCAAAGCAAAGAGGTCACAAAGACGTACAGCCGCCAAGTTCAGGAGTTATCCAAGGAGATCCAGAACAACATCAGAATGGACACCGAACAGACCGGATCCCTTCGCGCGCTACGAGCCGAACTGAGCAACCTGACGAAACAATACGACTCGCTCTCGGAAGCGGACCGCATGTCGGAGGTCGGCCTCAAACTGAAAAGCCAGATCCAAGCCACCACCGCGACCATTAAGAACACCGAAGAGCAGACCGGGCGCTTTTACCGCAACGTCGGAAACTACGCAAACGGATTCGTCGAGGCCTTCACACGCATGGGCGGCTCGATGGGCGGACTTCAAGGCCCAATGAACATTGTAAAAAACGGATTTACGGCTATTTCTAGCACGCCGCTCATCGCGATCCTGGGCGCTTTGGTAAGCATAATTCAAAAAGTAATCCAGAATTTGAAGAGTTCCGAGGCTACAATGAACGCCGTCACAATAGCCATGGCGCCTTTGAACGCCGGAGGACGCGCGCTTCAGGTAGTAATGCAGAAGCTCGGGGAAGGAATCGCCAAGGTCGTGGAAACTCTAACCAGGTGGGCTGATAAACTCGGACTGATAAACGAAGCCATGAAGACCGAGCAACAGATTGTCAAAGACGAAATCGCCCTGCAGCTTCGAGAGCGCGAGGTCATCCAGGAGAACGCCGACAGCCAGCTCAAGATTGCAGAGCTAAAAGCCAAGGCGGCAGACAAGGCGACATACAGCGCGAAGGAACGCCTCGCCTTCCTGCAGGAGGCCCTGGCAGAAGAGGACGCCGTGGCAAAACGAGAGCTCGAGAACGCGCGCGAGCAATACAGGATCCTGCAGGAGAAATCCAAGCTGGCGGCAAACAGCAAAGAAGACAACGACGAACTGGCGCGCTCGTACGCGGCCATGCGTGAAGCCGAAACTTCGTACTTCAATAAGAGCCGAGAACTGACCGCGCAAATGGTAGAAGCGAAAAGAGCCATCGCAGCCGAAGACCAAGCGGCGGCCGCGGCACGCAAGGAAGCCGCCGAGGCCGAAATCGCTGCGGCCGAGGCACAGCTTCAGGCATTGACCCAGGCCCAGGAGCACGCGCTGGACATCAGGACCCGAGAGATTGAGGCAAGGCTCAAACTGGTAGAAGAGGGATCCCTCAAGGAATACCAGCTGCAACAGGAGCTCCTCGCAGCACAGCTTGAAGCGGACATCAAGAGGCTCGAAGCGGAAGAAGGAACCGACGAACTGATAAAGCTCCGCCGCGAAGAGTACCTGCAGGAAATGACAAGGCTCGACGAAGAGTGGGAGGCCGAGGCGGAAGCCGTAGCAAACGAACTCCTCCAGGCAAACCTCGACGCGATATTCGCAGAGCAGGAAGCGCGCAAGGCGGCCTTCGAAGAACAAAAGGCTCAGGAGCTCGAGAAGCAACAGCTCGCAGAAGAGACCGCGCTCGCCTTCGCATCCGTAGCCGGAAGCATCGCCGGCATGCTGCAGACCTTCGGCGAAGAGAACCGAGAGCTGGCCCGCCTTTCCAAGGTAATCGCTCTCGCCCAGATAGCAATCGAGACGGGAGTGGCGACCGCGAAGGGAATCAGCGCCGCGATGTCCGTCCCATTCCCGGCGAACCTCGCAGCGATAGCGACGACAATCACCACGATCATCAGCGGAATGACCTCGGCGATTTCGACCGTAAAGGGCGCAAAGTTCGCAAGCGGCGGACTGGTAGTCGGACCGGGCACAGCAACCAGCGACAGCATCCCGGCAAGACTGAGCAACGGCGAAAGCGTAATGAACGCCAGGAGCACGGCGATGTTCGGGCCGCTGCTTTCAAGCCTGAACCAGGCCGGCGGAGGCGTCGCCTTCAACCCAGCGGCAGGCGGACAGCGCGAAGGTTACGAATTCCTCGCGGCAGCCGTAGCGGCAGGCATGAAAAATGTAAATCTCCGCGTCGGAGTGGACGAAATCACCCGAGTAAAGGGCAGAGTCGACAAGATCCAGGAAATAAGCACAATCCAGTAAAGCATGAAACGATACGAACTTGTAGAAAAGCACGAACGCGTACTGCAGGAGTGCGCCATGGCCGGAATCACGGTCCAGGACTGGAAGAACGCCGAGATTTACCGATTCGTCCAGAAACTCAAGGGCGACGGAAACAAAATGGACTACTGCGTACACCAAGCGATGGTCCGGTACGTAATATCAGAGGCAACCGTCTGGCGAATACTTCGAAGCATGGAGAAAAACGTCTAACTGCCTAACTATCAAACTTTGATAGTGGAAAAAACAAACAAAGTGGCGCACTACGCGCCACTTTTTGCTTATTTTGCCCTTCGTAAAACTACGCGAAGACATGATCCTGAAAGTATACAGCGCCATAATGCCCGAAGAAGAACGCATGTTCATGCAGTTCATGGGCCTTGACGGCGTATCGTTTAACAGCATAGACGAGTTTATCGCGAGCATTCCAGAGAACGACGACACGATAGACATGCGAATCAACTCGCCGGGCGGCGTCGTATCGGAAGGCTGGGCGATCATAGACAAGCTCCGCGCAACCGGTAAGAAGATAACCGCCACAATCGAAGGCGACGCCGCATCCATGGCGGCAATCGTACTGCTCGCAGCATCGGAGCGCAAGGCATACAAGCACGCGCGCCTTCTCATTCATGACGCATATTTCCCAGAGTACACCCTGGCGGGCTCATACCGCAAGGAAGACCTCGAGAAGCTGGCCACACAGCTGGACGAGGACAACCAGCGCACTCTCGATTTCATGGTAGAGAGGACAGGCGCGGACCGAGACACCCTCGCGGCCCTCATGAAAGAGGACAAATTCATCGACATGGAACAGGCGAAAGAGCTGGGATTCATCCATGAGATCCTGGAACCGGCAAGCGCGAGCGTCAAGCCGAAAGCCTGGAAGCGACCAGAAACCAATTCATCGACAGATATGGACAACAAGAAGACAATCGCCTCAGCATTCAAGGCATTCGCTGAGGCCCTCGGTCTTTCTGTAAAGATGGAGGACGCACCGGCCCCGGTTGGCTACGTCCTTACAGCACAGGACGGAACCGAGATCACAATCGACAAGCCAGAGGGCGAGGATCCTGCAGTGGGCGACGCAGCATCGCCAGACGGAGAGTTCCTCATGCCGGACGGTACCACCATCGTAGTGGCTGACGGAGTAATCACTGAGATCCGCGACGCGGAGCCAGAGGCTGACCCAGAGCCAGAGCCAAACCCAGACGACGAAGCACACAAGGCCGAAATCGAGGCGAAGGACGCAGAGATCGCAAGCCTTCAGGAGCGCATCAAAGAGCTCGAGGCAAACCAGATGAGCGACGACCAGAAGGGCATCGTGGCAAAGGTAGAAAAAGCCGGCGGCGCGGCATGGCTCGACAAGACACTCCAGTCGAACTACAAGCCCGCACAGCGTCAGCGCAACACGCAGACCGTAGAGCCAAAGGCATCAAAGACTGCGAGCGACCTCCAGGCCATCAAGGCAAAACGCGCCGCACGCAACAAGAAATCGGAATAATAACCCTATAACACACTGACAGATATGGCAGGAATCGATTTTAGATCATTGACCCCAAAGAACGGGGCAGTGCAGGACCTCGCGGAGCTCATCTTTTTGGAGCTCGTAGAGGACGACAAGCTCGGACAGCTCGTCACCTTTATGCCAGGCCAGGAGAACGGCAAGAAGCTGGGCTTTGTAGGCAAGGCAGGCCTCCTCGGTAAGAAGGCCAAGGGATGCGACCCTGAATACGCAAAGAACCTCGTGCAGGCTACTGAGAAGACCTGGACACTCGAAGAGTGGGAGATCGCAGAAGAGATCTGCTACAAGGAGCTCGAGAACACCATCGCTGAGCACTTCGCAGCAAACGGCTCAGACATGGCGGACCTCACCGACAGCGACTACATGGATAATGTAGTACGCCCAATCCTCGAGCAGGCAATCCGCGACCTCATGATCCGATTTGCATTCTTCGGAGACACAGACGCGGAAGGCACACTCAAGGACGGCGTGGATCCTGAATACTTCAACCTCGTAGACGGTATTTTCAAGCAGCTCTTCGAGGGCGTAACTGCTGGAAAGACCACACGCGTGCCAATCGAGGCAAACACCAAGGCGAACGTCGCTGCCCAGTACGAGGCAATGCGCCAGCCAGGCGCAGCAACAGGCGTGCTCAACAGCCTCATCATCAACACACCGATGAAGCTCCGCCGCATGGCAGACCGCGTTTTCATCGTAACCCAGGCATTCGCTGACATGTTGAACCTCGACATCCAGGAGAACAACAAGGGCAGCGAGCTCCAGTGGGAGTCTATCTTCGCGGGCATTCAGAAGACCACATATCAGGGCATCACCCTCGTGGCCGTTCCACAGTTCGACGAGATCATCCAGGAGTACCTCAAGAACGCGACAAACGCTGACGCATACGATAAGCCGTTCCGCGTGATCTACGGAGCAAAGGGCAACTTCCGCGTCGGTAGCAAGTCGAGAGAGACAGTCGCAGACCTCAAGGTTACATTCGACGACGTAACCCGCAAGAATTACATTTATGCAGCCGACACAATCGGCGCGCTTGTACTCGCGGAGGAATACGCTGCAATCGCTTATTAATCTAGCCAAAAAAGGAGGACGACATGAGCATCTGCAACGGAATAATCAAGCAGGGAATCCCAAAGGGAGACTGCGCGAACCTACCTGCGAAGGGCTACGAACGCCTCGCCATCCTCATCAACCGTGAGGACATCGACTTCAATAACGTCAACCTCTCAGCCGAGCGCGCGAACGTAATCACAGCGCTCGGCCTGAAGGAAGGCAAGGTCGGCTACGAAATCCACCAGATGGGCAGCGAGCCTTTCACAGGCTCAAACGCAGCCCTCGAGGATAACGCGTATTACAGAAGCGTGACAAAGAACCTCGTAATCGCAGTCATCAACAACGACCGCGACGTATACGGCCAGTTCGTAGATCCACTTCTCAACGGCGAATTCGTGGCAATCGTAGAGAGAAAGGACAAAGGCAAGGACCACGCGTCAGCCTTCGAGGTTCTCGGCTACCATAACGGCCTCACCTTGACAGCGCTCGACGAGAACGCATACGGCGACTACTACGGCGGCGGACTCTACACACTCACAGAGACAGCCGCACCAGTATCGCGCATGTATCTCGGCGAGACATACGAGGCAGGAAAGGCACTCTTCGATTCGCTTCTCGAAGCGTAACCCCTAATAAATTGCGTCATGGACTACCAGGAGGCAATGCAACAGCTGACCCGTCTCCGCTCGCTGCTTGTAGCGGGTGGGGACGATTCAGTATTCAGCGACGAAGACCGCCAGACCATAGAGGCAATCCACCTCGCAGAGACTGGCCAGAAGGTACGAGACTGCAACTGCAAGGACCGCTACGCCGACGCAGTAATCGTATTGTATCAGAAACTTAAACGAACACAGACCATGGCAAAAGACCAGAAATACATGCTCCGTCCCGGCGTAATAATTTGGATCGGGACCGAGGCGTACTCGCGCCACAACCTCACAGACAAGATCGCCAAAGCATACCTGAAGGCGAACCCAGAGGCAAGAAAGAAATTCGAGCGCGTGCCGGAAGACTACATCGCACCGGCTGCTGCTAAACTTGTAAACGACAACCCTGAAGAGTAAACCATGAAGCTGACAAAACTGCCAAAGGCGGAGCCCGCACTTGACCCGAGATTCATCAAGAACCTCGGCATCAAGTCGTACGACGCTGACAACCTATATCCGCAGAACGTGCGCAATATAGTGCTCAACTCGAAGACAGGCAACGGATGCCTCGAGAGATACACAGACTACATCGAGGGCCGCGGAATCGCGTCCGAGCCTTTGGCCGGCTTTGTGGTAAACCTTGACGGCGAAACACTCGCAGACCTACACTCGCAGGTCTCGAGCGACCTCGCCATGCACGACGGATTCGCAATCCACGTAAATTACGACATCAACGCGCGCATCGTAAGCCTGCACCACGTACCGTTTGAAAACGTCCGCATCGCTGAGCCGGACGAAGAGGGAAACGTGCGCAAGGTAGCGCTGCACCCAGACTGGACCGGACAGCTGACCAGAAACGGCAAGCCTGTCAAGATAACAAAGGATTCCATCGACTATCTGGACGTTTTCAACCCTGATCCGGAAGTCGTACTGGCTCAGATACAGGAAGCGGGAGGCCCGCAGTTCTACAAAGGCCAGATATACTACTATTCGAGCCAAGGCTTCATGCTGTACCCGTACGCGAAGTTCCACGCAGTGCTCTCGGACATGAGCACCGACGAAGGACTCAGCAACATCATGAACCGCAACGTTCGAAATAACTTCTTACCATCGGGTGCCTTCGTAAGATTGAAAAGCCAGGGTACTCCGAATTCAGGAGACGACGCAGACTTCGAACCGCAGATCAGTGGCGAAGGCTACGCAGAAGACCTCGCGGCGCTCCAGGGCGACACAGAAGCCCTCAAGATTCTCGACATCACCATCGAGACACCGGAAGAGAAGCCCGACTTCATAAACATGCAGGGCAACAATTATGACAAGGAATTTACAGCGACAGCGGCCGAGATAAAGGACTGCATCTACGCAGCCTTCGGACAGGAGGGCTGGCTTGCAATCCGAAACGGTAAGGTCGGATTCAGCGGCACCCTTGTCGCGGACGTCGAGAGAGACTACGCCAAGCGACAGACCAAGACACAGAAAGCCCTGACGCGATGCTACAAGACGCTCCTGCTGGTATGGACGACAGCCCAGCCACTGCCTGCAGAGCTGAACGACGCGAACCTCGCAATCCTTCCACTCGTAGACACCACAACACCGACACAAGCATGAGAAACCTGATAACATACGAAGAGATAAGCCGGCTTGCCAGACCCTGCTCGGCTGATCAGGAACTGGCGGAAGCAATGATCGCAGAGGCGCAGCGGGTAGAGATAAAGCCGCGCCTGGGCGACGCGCTATATTTGAAGCTCATGGAAGAGACGCCCGATGACCGCTTCAAGGTCCTGCTCGAGGGCGGCGTCTGGGAAGACAAATGCAAGGGACAAAACCTGCTGACCGGAGTCAAGACCGCGCTCGCCTACTACGCCCTGGCGCGCATAGTACGAGACGGAAACATCCAGGCGACCACATACGGAGCCGTAGTCAAAGACGACCAATACAGCGCGGATCCTGAAAGGACCGAAAGACAAAGACAGTACAGGGAACTCTTCAGTCAGGCGGACAGCTACATGGCGGAAGCGCTCCATTACCTGGCACAGAACCGGGAGACCTTCCCTGAATATAAGACCTGCGCCAAGATGCGAAGCAACAGGACAACCATCAAGATCATCGGAAAATAAACAAACGGAGATATGGCAAAGAAGACAATCAAGGCGCAGATGAAACAGCGCCGCGACACAAAAGCGAACTGGGCCGCAACAAACCCAGTGCTCCTCGACGGGGAGCTCGGCATCGTAAGCGACGACCCGAACCTGTACAAGGTAGGAGACGGAGCAACAGCATGGAACGACCTCCCATTCCGAGGCTTTGATGGAACACTCGCCCAGGAGCTGGGAACGAGCCCGAACGCTGTAATTAGCCAGAAGGTAGTCAGCGAGAAACTCACCGAGTTAGAATCAAATCAAACATTGTATAAGGTTTCAACCAATGATGTCATTAACTCTTATATTCGTGAATTATATTTGACAGGATTGTCACAAAATAAAAGATATGTTGTGCATAGGTTACAAACCTATAACAATAGTGGAGTAATCCGAAAAACTATGGTTATATATGTTGAAGACGGAGGGTTACAACCTGTGGCACAGATGGATACAATACTATCTAATAAAAATGTTGCATCAGTATTCGCATTAAACAATTCCGGTATCACAGGGTATGTTGTTGACAACATTACGGAGGGAACAGACATCTATGGTAATGTAAATATGGATTTGAATAGGGCGGTTGTAGAGAACTTGAATAATAATCCTACTATTGCTGCATATATCCACAATAAATTGTATGATGCGAAAGTTTCAGAAATAGAGGAAAACTATAATACAAAATCCGTATCTAATAGCAAAGCCATCAATAATATCATCCAAGAAATATATCTGACAGGAACGGATGCAAGTAAGGAGTATGAAATAAGGTCAATGCTTGTTTATAGCAACCGAAAGACCTTTGTCATTACAGAGGTTGGTGGTGCTAATGTTGCACAGATGGATAGTCCGTTATCTGATACCGGAGTTGTTAGCATCTTTGCTTTAAACAATTCCGGAATTACAGGATATGCAGTATGTAACTTTCCTAATGAATTGAATATCCAACCATATAAGACTCTAAACAAATGGGTATATACTTCTTTAGAGCAGAATGCAAATATCGCATTTTATTTGCGTGAGGATAAAAATATCATCCAAGTGCCATCAATAAGGCAATATGGAAAAGGGGATGGTTCAAAAGGTGGGTTTAATGCTGATTTTAGAGTGTTGGCTAATCTTGTAGAATCTGAACTTGATGGTATTCTTACAAGGATTAAAATGTTGGCTAATGTAGCAGGAGTTGCTTTTTTCGGTGTCGGATTTGTTGACCAAAACAAGAGAGCCATCCTCAAAAAAATCTTTTCCATTCCTGTTGTAGATGGGGAGAATAATGTTGATGTTACTGATTTGGGTATTAAGATAGACAAAGGTGATGTTTTGTTTGGTCTTCCATTTTATTCCGGAGGTGATATGTCTGTTTTTACATTTACCAATAAAACATCAGAAACAGGAAATGCAGCAAGACTTTATTTTGCAACATCGGTAGGTGGTAATCTTTTTTCTTATCATAGCATTGGCGGAGGAGAGTTTTCATATGCCAATATAGAGTGGGAAATCAAAGATTTAAAGTCTCCATTCGCAAATAAGGAAAAGGTTGAAGACTTGTCTGCTGAATTGAACAATGTCACATCTTTGGCAAATAAGGCATTATCAAATTCTTTCAAAGTAAAAGACAGGCAAGGTAACACATATAAAATGGTGGTGGTTGATGGCAGCATTTCTCTTATTCCACAACAATTCAAGAATGTTGCAGTTGTCGGTAATTCCATAACCTTGCATGGCAGAAGTGATGCGGTTAATTGGCTCACATCCGGTTACGGAATGGCAGCATCCACACCGGACACAGACTTTTCTGCCTTTATCCTTGAGGCTTGTAAAAGTAAGGATTCAACATCAGTATTGACAAGAAAGAATCTTGCACATTGGGAGACAAGTCTTGTTTTAAGTGACTCCATCAAGGCAGAAGTTAGGGAATTGGTAAGCGGAAAAGACCTTGTCATAATTAAGATTGGCGAAAATGTTTCTTCTGCTGCAACTAACTTTTCAACTGCATTTGCAGAACTGATAGATTATATAATTTCGGTAAATGCCAATGCGGAGATAGTTGTATGTTCTTTGTTTTGGTCTGATGCCACAAAAGACAAGGTAATGAGGGATGTGGCAATGTCCAAGAATCTTGTATATTGCACAGGAGCAATGACAGATTCCGAACAAATGGAAGCAATGGGGCATTATCTTAAAAGTACAGACGGAACTTTCTTTGAAGTCAACAATTATGGAGTGCAGAGACATCCATCAGACATTGGAATGCTCATGATTGCCAATTCAATACTGACTGCACTTGATATGGGAACATTAGATAAATTGCACTCAATAAATGTAGTATCTAATGGTGCAGATGTGGAATGTTATACAAGGGGTGTTGCAGGTGGTATTGTTACTATTTCTGCAAATCTCAAACCTACCATCAAAACAACATCCGGTTTGAGTATAGCAGCAACATCTGTGGCAGATGACAAGTGGGTGTTTACCATGCCTAATGAGGATGTGACAATATCTGTAGCCTAATTCGGTAAGTTTCCAAACACGCAAAACAGACACAGCTCCCCAGGCGCCCGGCGCGATCCGAGAATGCCGCCGGAACCTAGCGGACGCGCAAGGAAGGCCTCTCGGACGGGGCGCATACTTGGGGAGCATTCACAAAAAACCTAATACAGCCAATGAAGAAACAACACCACGCGGACAAGTACATCTTTTATGTTTGCCTCGGCTGCGCCCTGGCCTTGTTTATCGGCGGATTTTTCTGCCCGCCGATGGGAGTAATTGACGGAAGCGTTCTGACGGCCGCCGGCATATTGCTCGGATTCGCGACCCTTGCAGTCGCAGGACAAAACCTCGCAAATGG